TATTTTGTATTTCATTTATCGGCATTGATATCACCTATTGACATTTCAAAGTCTTTGGGATCATTGCTATTAGGTTGTTTCCATTTAGGTTGTGGTGTTACATGTTGATGTGGTACCACCTGACCACCAGGAGCTGTTACTACTACGTCAGCACATATGGTATGGTAAGGAGATTTAGGATGAAAAAATATTCCACTCTTTTTTAATTCACCACAGTTTTTTAATCTTGCTAATTCAAAGTCTAATCTCTTATTAGCTACGTTTTGATTAGACAAATCTATCTGAGCCTGTGCTGCCTCATGGCATTGTTTAGTTAACTTCTTATTCATAGGTATTGATAGGGTAGCAGACAATCCTAGGTTAAATGATTGGTTTGCTTTCATATCAGTCCGAATAGGTTTTCTCCATAAAACTTGACCAGGATTATCAGGTCTACCGTCAGGTCCGTCTACATCAACTCTGATATCCATGTCAGCACCATCTTCAAACCATCTACTACCGTCATCTTTGGTTCGGGTATCATACCATGTTTCCCAAGGGTAGTTCTTAACCGTAATAGTTTGTGTGGTTGTCCGACCTGTAAAGTCAGTAGCATCATATTGTGGTTCGTAATATACGTCCTCCCAAGGATCCTTTCTTGAATCTGCAAATTGAATGTATGGTGTAACGTTAAGTGTACTACCTTGACACTGAACACCATCACCATATGTGTTTGTTATATACGGTCCTTGTAAAACTTGTATTGCCTGGTTGGTTACTGAGCCAGAACTATTAGCGATTGGATTTGCTGTTGCACTTACACCCCCGACATTCTCCGCCAGTGTGACAGGGACATGTGCAAATTGAGCTAGGCATATTACTATTGGGTAAAGGTTGAGGTTGTGTCTGTTACGCTTTCGATGGTTGTTGTACGCTGTATTATCGTCTGATTCGAGACCCCTGGTCCTTGATAGCTTTGAGTAAATTGGAACGCTCCCCCTTGATTTGTCATGGTGAAGTTGTTCTGATTTGAAAAGTCTAAAGAATCGAACGAACTTGTTACTGTTCCTGTTATCACGTTTCCTCCTGCTGCTCCATTGGAACTGCTCGGAGTTACGTTCACTGTTGATGTATTCACGTTTGGATTCAAGGGTCCATTTTCGTTTGAAATGCCTACCCCTGTTACTGAGTATTCCCATCCTGTGTTATAATCGATACTGTAAATGGTCTCCTGCACCGTAGAATTTGTTTCCGTGTGAGAAGTCATGCTGCCTTGTTGGAAATTTGGTACCACAGGCACTGCATTAGCTGCAGATCCAAGAAGACTAAGCCATATTACTGGTATAAACCTTCTCATAATTATATATCACCTTTATCGAATTGTGATTTCCGAGACGAATTGTCCAGTCGCTGATGTTCCAGCTCCACCTGCTGTTATTGCCATCGCTCCAGAAGTTGCAATTGTACCAGCTAAGTTACCAACTGTTCCTCCTGCACTTGATGTCTGGTTTGAGTATGCTGCTACAGATCCTGTTGTAGGTGCTGCTGCTACACTATCTCCTAATCCTATAGACTGTGTATATGAATATGAATTACCTTGAGTAGTCTGAACTGTATCTGGTAAAGCAAAAGTTGCTAGTCCTGTAGAAGAACTAACTGCTGTTATACCACCTAGATTACTAGCAGCACTACCACCCGAAGGTGTAATTGTTGTTGTCACACCACTACCTGTTGTAGAGTATGTGTTTGGTGCTCTTGTTACTGCAGTTACTCCTGCGTCCACTGTTAATTGAGTTGAGCTTGTCAAGCGGTGTGTAAGATCTGCCTTAACTGGTGTTACAATAGATCCTAGACCTGCGATCATAATAATGGGAAGAAATCTTTTCATAACCCCTGATATTAATACCTATCCTATATAGGTGATGCCAACCCTCCAAAAATGTTCGGAGTGTACCATTTGCTTAAACTTGAGTCTATGGTTAAATAGTATTGTCGCCTTCGGGGACACAAACTTAACACTCGCTTTAAAAGGAGAACTATTATGGAAAAGATACAAAGGTATCGTTCTGCAGATTTACCAGAACTATTAGAAAAGATATCTCAAAACAGTATTGGACTAGACAATTACTTTGATCAGTTTTTCAATATTCCATCATCCAACTATCCCCCTTATAACCTAATTCATCTCAATAATCATGAGTCTAAACTTGAAATTGCGTTAGCAGGATTTAAAAAGGATGAGGTTAAAGTCTACACAGAATATGGAAAACTTACAGTTGAAGGAACTAAACCTAAAGAGACTGAAGATACAAACTATTTACATAGAGGACTAGCATCTAGAAACTTTAATAAGTCATGGACACTATCAGAAGATTGTGAAGTTGCTGACGTTTCATTTGAAGATGGATTGTTAGTAATAGACTTAAAGAAAATTATTCCAGAGAAACATGCTCGTAAAGACTACATCTAAATAGGTGTATGGAATTATATTATGAACAAAATTACTGGTGTGATTTGTTCAGTTGGAAAGAACTAGAACACCTCATCAACTTAAGACCACTCATGTCTACTGACAGGGTGGTTCTTTTGCATTCAAAAAAAGGATATAAATGGGACTTAGATACTTGGTCTACACAAGATTCTATTCCTGTTTCAGTTATTAAAGAAGTATTAGAGACTGGGTTTCTGTATATCAAAGAAGCATCTAGGTTTACCAGAAAGATTAATGAACTAGCAAAAGAAATAGAAAAAGAATATGGGTATCAAACTGATGCTCACATCTATGCAACTCTAAACCCAAACTTACCTCACCCTCTAGGTGCTCACATAGATGATAATGATAATGTTATAGTACAATGTGAAGGTGCAACTAACTGGAAGGTATGGGACAGGATGGATGTTATACCTAATAGCAGAAAAGATTGGGTAAATTTAGATTTAGATAAACCTCCTGCATTAGATGTAACGTTACTACCAGGTGATGCTGTGTGGATTCCAAAATACTATCCGCATCTTGCAACTTCTGAAGATGATAGACTATCAGTAAGTTTTCCTTCAAGGGGTGTTAAAGGTGTTACATTCCAAGACAGAGAATGGTTAACTTTAGACAAATAGATAAGTTGGTTTATCTAGAAAAACTATGAAAGCATTCGCAGTTGCCCTGCTCGGTCTATTTGCATTGACCCCTGTAGCAGAAGCAAGAACAAGATTGAGTGGTGCAGGTGCATCATTCCCATCTAAGATCTATACTCGTTGGTTCGCAGACGTAGCTAAGTCTGGTGGAGCAAGAGTAAACTATCAGGCAGTTGGATCTGGTAGTGGTAGAAAAGCATTTATTGATGAGACCGTAAACTTCGGTGCGTCTGATGATCCTATGAAACAAAAGGACATAGACAAAGTAACAAGAGGTTTAGTACAAATTCCTATGACAGGTGGAACTATTGCTTTTGGTTATAACAATCCTGACTGTGATCTTAAGTTAACTCAACAACAGGCAGTTGAAGTTGCTATGGGTATCATTACTAACTGGAAGGAAGTTGGATGTAATGATCAGAAGATGACTTGGGCACATAGATCTGATGGATCTGGAACTACCAAGGCATTTACAAATAGTATGCAAGCATTCTCAGAAACTTGGACATTAGGTACAGGCAAATCTGTAGCGTGGCCAACAGGTGTGGGTGGTAAAGGTAATGCAGGAGTAGCAGGAGTTATTAAGAATACACCTGGTGCTATCGGTTATGTAAATCAATCTTATATTGATGATGATGTAAGACCTGCAGCATTAGAAAACAAGTGGGGTGACTTTGTAAAACCATCTGTTGATGCAGGAGCAAAGGCACTTAATGGTATTGAACTTGATGAGAACCTTGCAGGAACTAATCCAAATCCAGAGGCAGAAGGAGCATATTCTATTGCAACTTTGACTTGGATACTTGCATATGAAACTGGTAATGGTAGAAACACTGAAGCAATCAAGACAACTCTATCAACTCTATTGAGTGATGAGTATCAGGACAAAGCAGGTAAGTTAGGATTCGTTCCTCTTAAGGGTGACATTCTTGAGAAGGCAAGAACAGCAGTTGACAAGATCGGAAAATAAGTATATAATCCTAGTATGATTGAATTGACTCTTACTTCACTTCTAATGTTCATGGGAGGAAACTTCTGTGAATATGCTAAAGAAGGGCACGATGATTACAAGTCATTATTAATGGCGTACAGTGATGCTAGTGCAGAGTATGGAGTAGAAGAAGTTAAGAAAGTGATTGAAAAGTCTGGAGATATTAAACTCCAAGCGAAAGCAGTTATCTTACTTAAGTGTCCTCAAGTCATTCTAAAGTGATATATAGTATACAACTAAAGAGACTCCCAATGGGGTCTCTTTTCTATTGGAATAAACTATGAACTATTACTTGAATTGTAAACCTAATAATTATACAGGTGATTACGATTTGATAACTTTAGACTTGCCAAGTGGTATGACTGATGATATAATGAAACATGTTAGACCTTTGGCAGAGGAATATAATAAATCTGAAACCAAAGTCCTAAAGGACATTATAAAAAATTCCATCTACGAAATCGAACGGAGAGAAAATGAGCGTAAGAATCGTAAGAACCAGAAATGGTGAAGACATCATCTGCGATCTTTATGAGGTAACAACTAAAGAGAAACCAGAAGACCCTGTTGCTTTTCAATTAAAGCATCCATATAATGTATGGTTAGAGGGTGTAGACAAACCTAGGGTTCTTATTGAAACCGATGCAGATCCAGAAGTTCAAAAACTTCCTGACCCCGAAATTCATTTCAGACCTTGGGCACCTTTATCAACTACAA